AGCTGTTCATCTTGCTGTTGTATGTAAGCACTTAGACCGATGCCACTTTGTAATTTGCGCGATTTTTTCATAATTTCGCGATATAGCTTTCTTCTAGCTGCAATTTGTCTATCTAAGTATGGTATTAGCTCGTCTGGCTCTAGCGTATCTGGTATGTCTTTGCTTAATGCTAAGTTCAATTCAGCTTCACTTAAAGCACCAAATGTTGCACTGTTGATAACATTTATACCTAAGTCTTTGCGTAGATTTTTAAATACTGCGTCATCTGCTGACATTGATGGTAAATATCTTTCAAACACTCCAACTTGTATATCTCCACCAGCAGCCAAGTCGCGCGCAGATTCCATCTTTTTAATAGAGTCTAGCAAAGTTTCAGCGCTGTCAAATATATCTTTTCCACGCTCAACTGCTGCACTCTTGTCTTCTGTGTCAGCTAGCAAGCCTGCTTCTCTTATTGCCTTTTGCGCTGGCGTCTCACCAATAGCGCCAGTTACATCAACACGTCTACCTACGCCTGTGTTAGGGTCATATTCTGTTACATACTGCTGTCCAGTCACAGGGTCTGTTTGTATGCCTGACGATTGTTTAGCATAGTTAGTGCCAATAATAGACTTCATTGCATCTGTAGCTAATGCTGGGTTAGCACGTACTGCGTTAGCTAATTCTGTCTGCCCCTGCTGCTCTAAATACTGTACTGTTTTGTTAGCAGATGACATATCTAAAGCACGCTGTGCAATAGTTGGGTCAGGGTTCATACGCATAGTATTAAATGCAGCTGCAAGTTGCGCCCTGTAAGCAGGGTCAGCTAGCTTTGCGCGCGCTTTGTCAAAAAAGCTAGGCTTTTGTACAGGTGGTGGCGGTGGTGGTGGCGGTAAGTTACGACTGTACTCACTGCGCTCTACGATAGGCGCTTGCCCACCAAACATCTGCTGCTGTAGTTTTTGCTCTAGGGTCTGTGGCGCACTTAATCTGTCTAGCAGGCTCATGCTAAGCTCCGTACATACTTTTCAACATATCAAATAAACTGGATGGCGCTGTAGGCGCGTATGGGTTTGTTCTCGGTGCTTCTAATGGCACATACTGTGCGTTAGATGCTACTAGCGCATGATGCTGTGGAGTCTCTGCATTCACTTTAGCCAACCTATCTCCAAAGCTACTAGGCTTGCTCATACCCCCTAAACCGCTCAATCCACCAGTAGTAGGCGCTGATGCCGTTGACGGTGTTGCGCCCATGCTGCTAAGCGCGCTGCCTATGTTGTTTATGCCACCAGATTGCTGTGCTGCTAATTGTGCTGGAGCCTGCGATATAGCAGAAACTGGCATAGTCGGAAAAGCTGCAGCTGTAGACGTTGCTGGTCCAGACTGTAAGAGCGCTGCTAGCATTGTAGGGTCTATTGGTACTGTCATAATAATTCCTTAAGTTTTATTAGCCGAACAAGCCCATGCCCATAGTTAAATAATCAAACAAACCGAGGTCTTTTCTAGTTTGTTGTGACTGCGGTATGTTAGAAGCACCTAGTGCTTGTGACAATATGCCAATAGTATCCATAGGTCTGCCAACATAGCCTTCAAACTGCTGCTTGCCTGCGTCAATTAACTGTTGCTGCATTAGCTGCTGTAGCGTGCCCTGCTTCATAATGTCAGCTTGTATGTCACGACCCATGCCAAAGCCTAAGTTTGCAATGTTAGACAGCTGTGCGCCTGCAGCTAGTCTTTGATTTGCGCCTGACATATCAGCTTGTTGATTAGCTAAATCAGCTTGCAATGTACGCTGTATATCTTGACCTGCTAGGTTTTGTGCTTGCTGGAACCCTTGTTGTCTTAGACCGCTAGCCATTGCACCAGCTCTGTCATAGAAGTTTCTGTTAGACTCTGCGTCTGCTATGCCGTGACGTGAGCCGCCAAAAGCGCCTGCTTGACCCATCTGGAAGTCAGACACGTTTTGCTGCATTTGTCGTGCACGCTCCATGTCTGCAAGCGATTGGTTTACAACTTGCGTTTCATAAGGGTTGGTGTATGCACTAAGGTCTGCACCTGCTACTTGACCAGCCTGCACTGCTATTGGTCTATATTGTGTGCCTTGTGCTGCAGTTTGACCTGCTACCTGCATACCTTGCGCTGCACCTTGCATTATGTTGGGCTGACCGCCCATTGCTGCATTAGCCATACTAAGTACCTTTAGCTTGATAATTTTCTAGCAAAACGCTCTAAAGGCGTGCCGTAGAATGATGAAATGTCGTCTCCGCCTTTTTTCACTTCATTCCCAAACAAAGCGTCATATTGCGCCTGTGTTTCTGGGTCCCTAGCAGCTAGTTCTTGTTGTGCTTGCTCAAATAGTGGGAATGCACTGTATCCACGGATACCGCCAGCAAACTCTTGTGGGGGTGGCATATCAGCTAAAGCTGTTTGTGGACCAGACAAGCCAAACGCCTCAGCAGTGTCTAACTGGCTTTGCATAGCAGATTGCTGTGTTGGATTAAATGCAGCTAAATCAGGACCCATATAGGGCTGGTAACCAATTTGTTGCACTGCCTCAGCTCTTGCTAAGTTGCGCTTTGTTGGACCTTTTGCCCAATCTGGGATATCTGCTGTAGTGGTTTGACCACCGCCTTTACCGCCTGACATACTATAACTCCTTCGATAGTGTTGTGAACGCTTCGCTCCAACCGTAATCTTTTAAAACTTTAGACCACCCTTTACGCCCTGCTAAAGACATACCGTGGCAATTTTGTTGCCGTGCAAATTCAGCAGCTGAGCTTTCCATATCTAATATCTGGTCCATCTCACCGCCTGCTAGAAACACATGAAGTACACGCTTTCTAGGATAAACTATAATCTCGGTTACAGCGCATCCACGCTCTGCAGCCCAAAACTGATACCTTAAACTATGTATACCTTCTACTATGTCGCAAAACTCATGCGTACCACCACTAAAAGCTAGCGCTGACTCAATCCATTCACGACATCTTTCTAGTTCTTGGTCTATTGTCATAGGCTCCGAGTATACCATAATCTGTTGTATGACTTAACTTATACAGTAGTTATAATGTAGCGATAATAAATGCTAGTAGTTCAGAGTAACGTACACCTAGCTGTGTGATTTCTACAGCATCTTCAGGAGCGTCCTCTTGAAAATTATAAGTTTTACCTTCATGCTCCCACCAAGTGTCGGAACAAAACATAGCGTATTTAGAAGCATCTAAGCCTTCTGCACTAAAAGCATCTTGTAGGTCTTGTGCAATGATTCCAAAATGTATTCGAGCATCTTCACCTTTCTCTTCAACAGAATCATTAAACTTAAATTTACGCATTAACGCTTTTGCAGCTGTAGCTACTCTTGCCTCAGCATCAGATATAACTTCTATTTGTTGCTTTGTAGTTCTGTCTGAGGTGTTAATACTAGATGTTGACGCATATACAGTGTTCCACTTAGCATTACTAGTCCCTAAGTACATCTTACCCTGATGGTTCCCACCAGAGGTTGTTAGAGGTTGAAAATATGAATGCCCTGTGCCTGTGCCGCCAAAAATACCAAACACGCCTACAGCTATATTTCCTTGCGACATATATGTATATCTAGAGTCTCCATATGCCCTTTGTGTTGTACCTATACCACCGTGGTCGTACATAGTTCCAGAATAATTAGATTTTTCTACTTTATAAAGTATTGAAGCACCAGAGTAAGTAGTGCTTCCTGAAACAAATGGAGAAGTTGTGGCATTCTCAAGCTCTATAGAAGTAGATGTTAGTATTTTATTTCCACTTATGCTTCCTGCTAACTGAGAGTTTGACACAGCACCACTTGCTATCTTCGTATTAGTAACTGCACCATTAGCTATTTTGTCTGAAGTTACAGCTCCAGTCTGTAGCTTAGAAGGTATAACAGCAGATGTTGCAAGTTCAGATGTTCCTACCGACCCTGCAGCTATACTAGTAAGGTAAGTGTCTGCAAGTTTTGCTGCAGTTACTTGTCCATCTGCAATAGCAGCTGTAAAAATACTATCATTAGCCATATTACCGCTACCAATAGTATTAGCACTAATCTTAGCTCCTGTAACAGCTTGATTACCTAGCTTTGCGGTTGTAATAGAACCATCAGCAATACTAGTTAAATAACCTGCGCTGCCGTGGTCACCCCAGCCATATGCAGTATCCCAGTTGCTAGAGTTGTCTGTAACTATAGAATATGTGCCATTAGATGCGCCACGCTTCATTAAGCCTTCTGATGCAAAGTCTCCATCAACAACAACGTCTCCATGACTTGTTTCTGATGTTAAATACCCTGCTGATGCATGGTCACCCCAAGCGTAGGCAGCGTTCCAGTTAGATGAATTATCTGTAACTATAGAGTATGCACCAGCTGTAGCACCTCTTTTCATTAGACCTTCAGATGTAAAATCACCATCCTGTACAACATCACTGTGAGAAGTTTCTAATGCAGATACTTTTGAAGAAAGGCTAACTGTTGTTGTTTGGTCGTTAGCGTCACCTATAAATATATTGCCATCATTAAGATTTGGAGTAGCATTACTTCGCCCTGCGCCCATAATCTTGATAGAGCCTGATGTTGCGTGCGACCTTGTAACTTTGCCTATTTTTTGTATTTGCGCACTTTCACCACTTGGTGCAGTTGAAGTTAAGCTACCAGATACACCTGCTTGCACAAACAACTCGTCTCCTTCTGTAAAGCTGCTAGTGTTTAAACCGTCTAAAGTTCCAAAAGTGCAAACTTCTAATGCAGCGTTAACTGATGCATTTTTTGCCGCTAAACCAAACGCTGGCATCTTAGTTGCCGTACTAGCTCTAGCCTTGCTTACTACAGTTGTTTGCCCAGATATGCCTGATATATATACGACATCACCCTTAGTAAGCGCTTCACCTGCCTGTGCTTTAAATACAACTGCGCCACGCAAATCACCAATAAACTCTGTTGCTTCTACATTACCAACTACTTCTAGCTTTTCTGATGGAGTTGTAGTGCCTATGCCTACCTCATTATTCGTGTCGTCAACGTATAATGTGTCAGTGTCTACTGTCAGACCGCCCATTGTTAGCCTAAAATTAGTAGAATCATCAGCATCATCGCGTAGGTAATTTGTTATGCTGCCGCCACCGCCACCACCTGTTAATGGCACCCAACTACCGTTAGATGAAACAATAACTTGACTGTTATCACGGTCCCAAAGTAACACGCCATCATCGTGGGCTGACTGCCCAGCTAAGTAGTATGCTAGCTTAGACTGGCTTTTTGCAAGGTAATCATTCAGGCGCTCTGCCCAACGCTTAAAATCTGTATTGCCAGCTGGTGGTGGTCTAACTGTCATCGTCTACCGCCACCTGTGACATCTAAACGCATATCGCCAACGGTCCAGTCTGTGAGCTGCTCACCAGTAATCCTCATGCGTAGCTGCCTACCTTGAAACCTAACATCTGTTGGTGAAGCAGTTGTGTATGGTCCAAACGATGACTCTTCAGCATTTGGATAATATCTAGTTTTGAAGGTTACTGTTATATTACCCTGATTTTTTTCATCTGGTATTAATTGTGTAACTTTCATTATTTGGTCACCGTCCCCTATAGATATTGGTCCAGTTTCCGCATATGGCGTAAAAGTAGTATAATCATATTCTCCATATGAGAAGTTTTTCTCATGTTCATAAAGATACCCTACTGTGTCACTGTAAATAGGGTCAGTGAATACGCCAGCGTCTACACCAGCAGTACGATGCATTTTTCCTATCATCCAGTGCCCTTCTTTATAATCTAACGCTACGTAGCTATCGTTTTCTACGCTGCTTTCGCTAGGATAAAACCACCATACTTCATTGTGCTTGCCATTATGTACTGCATACACCTTGCTGCGCTGTGCAGTGTTCATGTCTTTAAATACGTAGTCATGGACATCACATGGCAGCTCTTGCACGGCAGAGCCGTTGTATTGGAAAAATCCATTAGCGCCCATCCAAAACGCGCCCTCATCAATAGCAACAGCGCTGTGTCTAGATATAGCCCCACACTCTTGCCCTACTCTTTCAAATCCAAACACTGCAGGTGGACCACTATATGTAGCTACATGAGCATCTACAGTTGTTAGTATAAGTGTGCGACCACGCACTTTAATGCCTAGCTGTATTTCACCTGTCGTATGCAGCTCTATATCGCCAGCTTCGTTCGTTGCTGCTGATGTCCATGTTGTGTTGTCCTCTCTGTCACACCACGCTACTTTCTTCAGGTTAGCGCCAGCACCTAATGCAAACAGGAAGCGCTCTTCTGTAACTACTATAGCGCTGTTGTTAACTGGAGCATTCGCAACTTGCGCTGCAGGGTTAGCAGCATTTAGTGTCCACTCATATATTTTGCCGTCAACATTATGACATCCAACTAGGTACTCCCCCCATGTGTCTAATGTCCATGAAGATGCCTCATCTAAAACACCATCGTTAGGACGCTGCACGCCATAACGTCCACGCCCATAATAGTATTTTCCGTAACCTAGATTAGCCTCAGCATCAGGGGTCCCTAGTGTAGAAAAACCAGTTGGCGTTATATTTGTATCAGTTCCATCTTCTAATACGTGGTACAGCTGTTTATGTGACCCAGCTGCTAAGTGTGAAGTGCCGTTGTTGCTTTTCCATGCTGTCATTGCTCTAATTTTTTCTGGAGTAGCAACATTTTCTATTAAAATTATTTGTGCTTGCCCTGTTTCAGATTGCTTTGTTTTATACTGCCAACCACCGACAGGTCGCATGGAGCCATTTTCCCAGCGCACAAGATTAGTGTCGCGCCATCTGCCAGAGGCTTCACTATCTGTCCCATGATTAACTACGCCAGCTGGTATATCTAACTTAACGTATGCCATTACTTGCCAACCCCTTTTACTCTTTCTAATGAGCGCAAACCACCTAGCCCAAGCATACCCATTAATACAGGCAGCATAGTAGACGTATCTGCCTGCGGTACTGTTATTCCGAATGGAGCAGCTAATGGGCTAATTAAAAAGTTTACTGCGAAACCAGCAACACACACCCACGCAGTAGCAGGGCGCCATGATGACTGAAACCAGTTACCTTTTGCTTCCTCTTTATTTACTTCTATTTGTGCAAGAGCAATCTGCTGCGCGTGCTTTTCTGACATAGTGGCAATGTCATGTGCTAGCCGTGCTTTCTCGTCCTTGTCTACGATAAACTTGTCTAACAGTCCTGATACTGGACCAATTAACTGCTGTATCATGCTCACCTCAATGGATTGCTCGTAACGTAGTCGAGCCCATCCCACAAATTATTAATTTCTAAATTGACTTTTTTAATTCGTTCACTAACGTCACCTAAGCTATTACTGACTAGCTCTGCCTGCTTAACAGTGCTTCTCATAGCCTCTATTTCTTTTTCTAGGCTAGAAACGTCAGATTTCAATTCTAACAGCTTTTCTTGCTGCTCTAGTATAGTTTCAAGGTTGGTGCCTAAAGCTGCTAATTTGCCCTTTAATTGCCCTACATCGTTGTCCTCTAATCTTTGCTCGATTAGCGTAACTCTTTCAGTTACAGGCTCTACATCAGGTATACTTACAGCTTCTACCGCCTCTAACCTTGAGTATAAACTAGAAGCAGTCCAAACTGTACCACCAATTGAGGTGCCGATTGCTAACACTATACCAATCCACACGCCTTTAAATGACGTGTTGCCAATCTTTAGCTCTGTATCATCAATCAAAACTACATCCTATCTCATACATGAAGCAATCATAGCCAGACGCAGTTGGTCCAGTTAGGTAAAACTCTGATTCAGCACCTGCATATAGCACTGTTTCTTGGTCTACATACATATCTAAGCCAAAATTCTGCCCATTTAGGTATACAGCAGTCGCATTATTAGTGTTTGCCCACTTCATAGACACCCATTGCTGCTCTGCGCTATAAGTTAGTGTCGCTTCTTCTGCTACAGCGTTGTTATTTACAGCTCCTTGCTCTAAAAACGCTACTGCATCCTCATTTGCAGCTACAGCAATGTACCCAGCAGCTTTGTTTGCGTGTTCTTCGATAGAATCCATGCTGTCATTGAACGATTCTACTGTATCTTGCGATATCATCAGCACTTCTTCGTTTTGTGCGACAAACTCTTGCACTTGTTCCTCTTCAGCAGGATTGCCTACACTATCTTCAGCCATCTCAGCTACTTGTATAACAGTGCTCATCTCAACCACAGCAGTTGTGAACACGTCTATGCTATCTTCCATAAGCTCTAACTGTGTTGCAGCAGCTTGCTGTAATACAGCCTCAACGCTACCATAAGGCAAATACGTGCTAAAGTTAGATAATGCGTTGTTATAAGCAGCAACTTGCTGTGCAGAGATGTGTGCAGATGTAGACAGCGTGCCGTCAGACATACCGCTACCTGCATAGGAGTATTCTGTTGCAGCGCCTACTAGCATAATGCCACGGTCAATCTGGTCAACTATAGCATTTGAGGTATTAACTAAATCAGTTAGCTGGTCGCTGTTTGCTGCTACGGAACATATCGCTAATGCTCCTATTATCGCTTTCTTCATTTGTCTGCTCCGCCCCTATGTTTAACATTGTCTTGTAATAATCTTCTGTATCTGGTCCATAATCAGGTATGTGTAACTCTGGGTTTTGCATCATTACCAAATAACTGCGCCTGCCTGCGACTAGCTTTCCGCCTATCGTTACTGGACATGGCGTACCAGCAGCAAACATAGCTTTCCAAACATCTACTGACTGACACATCATACTAATAGCTGCTACCTTCATATTAAACTTGTCTAGCAGAGCAGCGTCACGTCTACGTGTACAGTCTTTGTCTTGCACATACTTACCACTAGACCATCCAAAACCAACTGTCTGTATAGAGCTCCCTGCTGCCTTTAAACACGTCTCCATGCCTGTTGACTGCATACTAGGGCTTATAGCTGACCCTACTGGTATTTTAGATGCTGCGCCAGCGCCCTGATAAGTATTAGTCGTGCTCTCATCAGTAGTTACATTATTGCTATTCACTGTGCTGTTTTCGTTGTTAGTGTTTAAGCTGCCTTCTTGTTCTGTGCCTAACGCTAAACTTGATACTAATAACAGTACAGCCTTAAATAAGTTTTTGCCCAATGACGTCTAGCCCTAAAATTAGTGGATATAAAAGCCACAACAAGCGCTCGATGTTTTTAAACTTGTCCATACCCATATCAAGACGCTTATCTACAACGCCTAGCTTGTCTTGTATGTTTTCCATTCTTGCAGCACATTCTCTCTCATGCGCTTCTAGCTTCAGCAATGCTTCTCTGTTGCCGTCCATATTAGGTTTCCTCAGACTCCAATTCTGCAACAACTTCGTATCCTGCAAACACACACGCTGGTGTAGCAGGTGCATCTATTACATTAGCGTTCAACGACTCTGGTAAATCGCCTAGCCAATTAACGTGCCAACCATCAACAGCTTCAGTTTCTGGGTACTCGTTGCCATACTCATCAGTAAGCGTTTCGCCAGTAGGCTGATAGACTAAACCTACTACGTCTATACTGTAGGCTCCATCACCAGTCATTAATACTGTATCACCAGCTTCATCCTCATAGTAATAGGCGCTTAACGCAGTTTGCATTGCAGCCTCGTCTGTAAACTTTAAATAATGTATCATAGTGTGAGTGCCTTCATCTGTTCGTTAGTTAACCTAACTGGATAGTATTTAATTGACTTGATATGTGCATACCCAAAATCACCAACTGTATCAATGTCCTCTCTGTATGTTGAGCCTATGTACAAGCTAGTAACCAAATTTAGTGCTGGCTGACCACTTGCGTCTGTAGCAACTAAAGTGCCATTCCATGCAACTGCCATATCGTTATCTTTCAAGGCAAATGCAACCTTACCTGTATTATAGTTTTCACTGCCTTCTATATTATCAGCGCCTATCTGTGCGTTGCCAGAGCCATTATCTGCCCTATATCTTAGCTTTCCTGTATCACTAGCATTACCATTGTTGTATATTTCATTAAGTATATTAGTAGTTCCACTGTGCGCCCAAGAGTATGCCCTAGCAAACGTAGCAAAGTTTTTCCAATTACTATAATCAAGCTCAACTATAGTAGTGCCTTGCACTTTGTTGTGCGTAAAATCATCAAGAGTTGGTACGCTAGCCGTATCTGAGTTTCTAGTTTTCATAGCAGTCGTAGTTGGTATGTATGATGACGCAATCAATCCGCCCTCTAACTGTACTGCGTATGCAATTATTGTTTCGCCTTTCACATCTGAATTTGTTGCAATACCTACTGTAGCTGTTGTGCTTGTTGCGTTAGGTGTCCATCTGCAAGTGAGTTTTCTAATATCACCAAATGCTTCATCAGATAAAAACTCAAGAGTGCCGCCAGCACTTGAACCAACCGTTATAGAGCCAGTTGCTGAATTAGAAACTATTGTAGATGAATTACCATTAATCCTACATTCAAACCTTCCTTTGCCTGATGTACCATAACGATAATAAAAAGACACTGAATAAACTGTGCCGCTAGTAACGCTGACATATTTATTCACCCTATGCCATGTTTGACCACCACTAGCTACCTGAAATCCATTAAAGACTCCTAGCTTATTTTCTTCTAATACAGTAAATGTGCCAGTGCCAGAAGTTGTTCTTTGTTCTGCATCTGCAAAATCACTACTAGTGACTCTATTAGTTCTAGTGCCTTCTATTAACAACCCTTTAACAGTTTTATCAGCGTTATAGTCTATGCGTGGCTCGTTAATTTCTGCTGTACGCAACAGAAACTCACCTTCTTTGCCTTGATTGCCTATGACTTCTCTTACAGATACGTTAGATACTGTCCCTACAAAACCACCACTACTAAATTGTAAATTTACAGCCGCCTCTTGCTTATAAATAACAGAATGTGTGCCAGTAGTAAAATTGCCAATGTTTGTTGCACCGTTTTTGTAAACTGCTACATTACCGCTTGTAACATTCACTGTGAAACTGACCTTGTAATACTTGCCAATTTCCATGCCAACATTACGTCTAACAGATTCCCATTGTGTGTTGTTAAAGGTTAGTACGTCATTGCTTATTGACACTTGACCTCTATTTTCAACCGTAAGATATGGGTCATTATTTGTATTGCTAATAACGCCAGACTGTGTAGTGCTTTGTACTAACTCATCGCCATAAACAACACTGTCTAAGTATGTACCTGTAGATGACCTTGTAAAAGTTATTAAGTCAGTTGCCTTACCGCTTTTCTGTATTCTCTTAGTCATGTAAGCCCTCTGTTAATACACTGTTTGATTGTCCATCAAAGGTTAAGCTTAGGTTAGGCGATGTGCTTGGCGCTGTCACTAGCTCAAGCTCAGCTTCAGTAAATAGTTTTGGTATATATCTGATGCGCTTTATATGCCCATTTAACTTT